GTCATTGCAAGGATGACCGGGTTGGCCGCCATTGCAAGGCCAAGCACACGCACGGCGGCGGCTACCTTGCCGATGTTGCCCGCCATGGCGGCCATGCCAGCGACTGCGGCTACACCAGCGAGCCCGCCTGTGATGGCAGCAAAAGCGGTTTCGTTTTCGCTGATGGCGCTGCCCACGGTGTCAATCGCGCCTGACACGTCCTTGAGTACGCTGGCCAGCGCCGCACTTGCCCCGCTGGCTTTGTCCGCATCACCGACAAACTTTACCGTGCTGTTGCCCAGCATGGTGAATGCCTGCCCGACGGTGAGCGTGGCAGACTCCATTTCTTTGGCCAGCGCAGGACCGGCCTTTTCCAGCGCGCTGATGACTTGCTGGGCGGTGAGTTCGCCGGCTGCACCGAGCTCGCGCAGTTTGCCAATGGGCACACCCAGCCCGTCGGCAATGGCTTTGGCCAGGCGCGGGGTTTGCTCCATGATGCTGTTGAGCTCTTCGCCGCGCAGTGTGCCCGATGACAGCCCTTGACCGAGTTGCACCAGCGCGGCCTGCATGGATGCGGCGCTGCCGCCGCTGATGGTCATTGCCTGACTGATGGATTTGGTGACATCCAGCAGGCGGGTTTGCGATATGCCTAGTTCCTTGCCAGCGCGGGCGATGCTGGCGTAGGTATTGCCTAGCTCTGTGAACGATACCCGTCCCTGTTGGGCGATGGTGAATAACTGGCCATAAGCATTGCTGGCTTCGGCGGCGCTGTTGCTCGATAGGCGTAACTGGTTTTGCAGTTGGGTGGCAGCGTCGGCCATTTTGATCAGGGCCATGACTGAGCCGGCAGCGGCCAAAGTCGATAGCGCCGATGAAAGCATGGATGTGCCAGATGCTGCATCATTCGATTTTTGCCCCATCTGCTCAATTTTTTCTGAGGATGCGCCGATGGATTTTTCAATTCCGGTGATCTTGGAACCGAGTGCAGTCAATGCGCCCGTCATTTGCGCGCTTGCATTTTGGCTGGCCTGCATGGCAGAACTCAAACTGGCGATGCCGCTCGATAGTGCGGCCAATTTGGCGCTGACTGATTCAATGCCTGCGGTGGCTGAGGTTATCTTTGACAGCGCGTCCTTGAGGCCATTGGCCCCGGCTGATGCGCTTGTCGTTGATACCCCAACTTTGTTGATGACGGCGGCCACGCTGTCAATCCCGGCGCTGGAAGGCGCTACTTTACCGAGTGCGTCCTTTAAGCCAACAACACCAACGGATGCGCCCTGCGCGCCAGCATCAAGTTTGTCCAGGCGGTTGGTGACACCATCAATGACGGCGGTGACTGCTGTCCCGCCCTCGATAGCTAGGCGCAGCGTGACTTCATTAGCGGCCATTGACGCATTCCCCAGTTAACTTTTTTTGTTGTCCTGCGCGTTGCTTAGCCGCAGGGTTTCGTTTTCTATCTGCCGAAACAGCGCTACCGTCTGGGCATGGTGCCGGCCCGGCAGGCGCAGCCAGCGTAGTTCCTGCATGACGTTGACCGATCGGGCCGGCATGTAATGCACCCCGCCCATGCCGCCTAGACTGATCTCCATTTGCCCGCGACAAGCCAGGTACAGCAGCAGCGCGTCCCAGTGCTCGGGCCAGACTTCGCAGGGCGCGCGTGGCGGGGCTTGTTGCAAGCTGTCGCTGATGTCCAAGCCCATGCATTTGGCGGCCTCCTGTAGTTCTTGTTCTTCTTCGGGGGTATTGCCCGCATCATCGCCGGGGCTGCTGGCGTAGCGGGCAATGTCGGTTAGTTTTTTGCTTTGGCGCGGGTGTAGCTGTCAAAGAATGATTGCACCAGGCTGGCGCGCAGCGGGAACACGTCGCACAGGGAGGCCACGTTGTCTGGAGTGAAGTCCAGGGGGTTGCCGTTGTCGTCTTGCAGGTCGTCGCCAAAGCCGGTCAGCACTTCGTCGATGATGGATTGGTCGGTCAAGGTGCGCGCGCCGTCGTCGTCTTTGGTGTTGATGCGTTTGATCAGCTCATCAAATTCAGTGGTGGAGAGGCGTTTGAAGCGGACGTGAAAGCTGACTTTTTGCGCTTTGCCGTTGTCGCCGGGGATTTCTGCGTTGACGGCACCAGCGAAGTCTTTGGTGGATGCGAGTTTGAAGGACATGGGTTTCTTTTTGATGTTATGAAGTTGGTAGCTGCCCGAGCAGGTAGCACGGGCGCTGGAGGGCTAAAAGGCTTGTAATTGTCTTGCTTACAGGCTGACGATGCGGATTTCGTCGTTACCTGCCACCGGCAGGGCGCGCAGGTCAAAGCCGATCAAGCGCATGCCGTTGAAGTCTTCCTTTTTCGGGTTGGTCAGTTGCACGCTGGGCAGGTGCAGCATGATCTTGTTGCCGGTGGCGGTGCCGATGGTGAAGGCGAGGCTGGTCAAGGTATTGGCTTTGACGGCAGCGAGTTGCGTGACCTCTTGCTCGGCGGTTAGCTCCACGCTGAAGGTGCCGGTGGCTTTGCGGTCGGTCAGCAGCACTTGCTCGGTGGTCAACATGGGGGCAAAGGCCACGGCGTTGCCCCAGTCAAGCGTCAGGCCGGTGCTGTTGAAGCTGGTGCCGCCGGTGATGGCTCCGGCAGCGTAAGTGCCACCCAGTTTGATGTCGGTGACGTTGGCCTTGGTGATGCCGACCGGCATTTCCCAGCCGGTCAGGGTGGCGCTGGCGTTGGTGGCAGCGCTGATGCCGCCATCCAGGCCGGTGAAGTCAAAGGTGAGTTTGGGGGCTTCGCCGGATTTGGCCGAGAGTTTGACGTTGCCAAAGACACCCAGCAGTTTGTGCAGCAAGCCGTCGTCGTACCAGTAGATGGTGGCGGTTTTGAGGCTGTCGGTGGCGGGCAGGTACTCAACCCGGTTGGGGGTCAGCAGGCCGGTGTTTTCGGCATTGCCACAGGCCAGCAGCAGCGCACCCCAGGCGGGGGCCACGGCGGCATCACCGGCACCGGCCAGCAACACGCTAAAGCTGCATTTGACGCTGTTGGGGCCGATCAGGCTGGCACTGTTGCCATACCAGGGGGTGATGATGTTGGTGTCGATGTTTTGCGCGTCCAGCGGGGTGATGGTCATGTCCATCGCCTGGATGGCGTTGGCGACTCCGGTGGGTACGGCATCGGTGCCGCTGGTGGTTTCGATCTTGACGAGGATGACGGTTTTGCGGATAAAGCGTGGCATGGTTTATTCCTGTTTGGGTTGAGGTTGCAAGGGCGGGCTATCGGGCAGGTTTTCAATCCATGCGCCGGTTGGGTATGCCCAGCGCCAACTGCCGCCACCGGGGATGGGGGTGTTGTCTGGGGTGGCTGTTGGCACCAGCGGCGCAAAGGTGGCCACCAGCGGCGCAATGGCTTCGCTGAATTTGCCCATGGCTTAGACCTTGGTCAGCTTGATGACCGCGTTGGGGCGGGTGCAGATGTTGAGCGGGTTGGTTTGCGCTTCAATGTCAAAGCCCTTGCCCATGCCGCGCGGCTCGCTGCGGGCGTACATCGGGATACCCAGCGTGTTGACCGTTTCGGTGTAGTTGGCCGGGGCGTAGCGGGTGATAAACATGCCAGGTATGCCGGTGGGCATCAGGTAGGCATCGTCATTACCAATGGTGCAGCCAGACACGCCGCGATAGCGCTCCCAGGTGACACCGGCAAACTGAACTGCTTGGTACGGGTTAGCTTGGGCGTAGCCTTGCGCTGCCGGGGTGTTAATCCAGAACTTTTCGACGTTGGGGTGGCTGGCCATCAGGTCAAAGAAGTCTGTTCCACACATGGCGTGCAGGCCGTTGTATTGAATGCCGCCCAGCGCGGTTTCAACCTGCACAATGGCTGCGGCGACCTTCTTGCGAACTACGGTGGCATCGTTGGTTAGCGCCATGGCAGTAGTCAACTGCGTGACGCCAAAGGCGGTAAACATATCCACCAGGGTGCTGCCGTCTTTGTCGAGCACCAGGCCCTTGAGTGCGCCCACGCGGTGCGCCTCAAGGGTTAGCTCCAGACCGGCGCGCATTTTTGCCAGCAGGCGGTCACGCGCGGCCATCACGCCGTCAGCAGTGGATTCGCTGCCAAACAGGCGACTGTTTTGCAGCTCGTCGGCTTCGATGCCCCCCAGCGCCGGGATGTGCGGAATGGTGAAGGTGTATTCCTTGCGCTTGTCGCCCTTGAATACCTGGCCGGCCGCACCACGCGGGGCTGTTCCTACGATGTCAAGCGAGCCGTTGAGTAGTTCGACTTTGATAGTGGTTTGCGCTACGCCTGCCTCCTCGAACAAGCCCATGCTACCCAAGCGGAAAGGCTTGAATGGGGTGATGTTGATGGCAGCGGTCAGGCTGGTGAGGGAAAAGGGTTGTTCGTATCCGGTGGCCATGGTGTGGGTCCTGTTAAATTGGGTTGCTTGGGTTGCCCTGAGTCAAAGGGATTAAGACCGGACGATGATGTTTTTGGCCGCCAGGGCCGCGATGCCGGCGGCCTTGTTGGGGGCGCTGATGCCGCTTTCCCAAACCAGCAGGTCGCCTTTGACCTCGGCCAAGCGCGCCAGAATCAGCGTGCTGGCATCGGCGCTGGTGGCGTTGGTGTCGATCAGCAGCACGGCGGCGGCCGCTTCGCTGCCATCAGATGCCGCGTTGTCGTGCAGGGTGTATTTGCCCGAGGCAGTGATCAGACCAAGCACGGTGCCGGCCTTGAGGTTTTGGCCGCTGATCAGGGTGATCTTTTCGCGGGAGATGCTTTCGCCCTCGGACAGGATGACCTCAAACGGGTAGGTGCCTTCGGTGGCGGTGTTGATGAGCAGAGACATGGCGGGGGGTCCTTAAAGTGAGGGGGTTACTTGGTGGCTACGGCGGCCTGCGGCAGGCGCGAGGCGTAAATGGCCGCCGGGTCAAGCCCAGGGCCAGCGTCCGGTGCGCTGGGTGTGCCCATGCCAGCCTTGAAGCCTGAGCCGGTGGCCCCGTTGCCAGCCGGGGGCATCAATATCGGTTTGGTAGCGGCTATCCATGCCGCACCGTCCGTCACGGGCATGTGCTTTGGCGCAGTGGCGCTACCGGTGTTGAACACAAAATCATTGCCCTCTTGCACGATGCGCGCGCTGATGAAGTCGCGTGCCAGGTCGGCATCAAGGAAGGGCTGGCTGGCCATGGCCTGCGCAATGGCGGCTTCGCGCTTTGACGCGGTAACGCTGACTTGCATGTCGGTCAGCGAGGCCTTGAACTCATCGCGCTCGCGCTGCGCCCGCTTGAGCTGCACCTCGTATTGCTTGAGTGCCTCGGCCTGCCCTTTGGCATCGCTGAGGTCGGCGAGTTGGTCGGCTGAGTCAATGCCCAGTTTGTCAAGGGCCAGCGCCAGATCGGTTTTTAATTTCTCGCTTTCGGCCTTGACCTTGGTGCGCCCGTCAGTTGATTCCTTGGTGGCCTTGGCGGCCTTGGCCTCTGCCGTCTCGGCGCGGGTGGTTTGTTCGGCAACGAAGGCGGACAAGTCCGCGTACTGCGGCGCGTCCAATTTGTCTTTCAGGCTGGCAATGTCAAATGGCATGGTGGTTGTTTGGGTTGGGTTGATGTGGGGGTCGCATCACGCGGCTTTGTCCTGGGGCCAGAGAATGCCCGCCAGGTTTTGCGTTTTTTGCCAAAAAACGCGGAAGCTGCACGCCATATTTGCCGCCATGCAAAACCACCAAAATTTCAGCGCTGGCACGCACAGCGAACTTTTCAAAAAGATCAGCGAGGCGCTGCACAGCACAGGCGGCTTTGCGCCGGTGGTGGCCGCCAGCTTTGATTCAAGCGGCACCATGCGCAAGCCTGAGCGGGTGCTAAGTGAGTGCTACCTAGTGCCGCACTCGCGCGAGAATCTGCAAAAGTACGCCGGGCGCGCCGCTTGCGCCACTTATGAGAGTCACCTGCGTGATGCGTGCGAGCGCTTTACCGCCTACCTGGGGCGCAAGGCACCGCAGCGCATCGGTGTTGACGGGCCGCTGGCGCAGATGCTGATCAATGACGCGGATGACGCGGGCAGTCACATTGATGTGTTTTGGCAAAATTTCATGCTCGAAGCGCTGGCGCGCGGCTCCATGCTGCTGCTGGTGGATATGCCAGACAAGCGCTTTGATGCCAACATGGCGCAGACGCTGCAAGACCAGAGCCGCGCCATTCCCTACCTGCAAGCCATCAAGCCCGAGGATGTGGCCGATTACCGCATGGGGCGGCGCGGGCGGTTTGAGTACATCAGCATTCGCGCGCATGAGTACATCAACAACCGGTTGGAGCCGGTGATACGGTTTTTTGACGCGCAGGACTGGCGGGTGATCAAAGGGCATGACCCGGCGGGGCAGCAGGTGCTGCGCAGTGGAATGCATCCGTTTGGGCAATGCCCGGTGTTGATCTACACCGAAAACTCGGCTCCTTACCCGTGCATTGGCCGCTTTGCGCAGATCTTGCCGCTATCGGACAGGCTGTTTAACTCGCGCAGTGAGTTGGTCGATTTGCTGCGAAACCAGAACTTCAGCCTGTTGGCCATACCCATTGCCAACGAACAAGACCGGGATGCCGCCGTGCGTGGGACGATCACCATCGGCACCAGTGCGGCGCTGTTTCACACCGGCGCAACCCCGGCGTTTATTTCGCCCGACAGCGGGCCAGCGCAGACCTATCTGGCTGAGATTGCAGAGCTGCGCGCGGCGATTGCCAGGATTGGCATGGAAACGCAAGCCGAGTCAGGCACTGCGCCAGAATCGGGTTTGTCGCGCAAGATGCGTTTTGAGGGGCTCAACGCTGCCCTAAGCCGGTTTGCACGGGCCATGCAGGATTTGGAGGCGCGGGCGTGGGTGCTGTTTGGCCGGGCGATGGGCACCACGCAAGCGGTGGAGGTGACCTGGCCGAGTGATTACAACCTGATCGACACCACGGCTGAGCTTGACATGCTGCTGGTGATGCAACAAACTGGCTTTCCACAGGAGGTGCTGCAGGCCAAACGGGCGGCCATTGTGGGCGCTGAGTTTGACCGCGCTGAGCCGGCTGTGTTGCAGGCTTTGCAGGATGCGGTGCTGAATGCGGGGCAGGAGGTGGCCCCTGTTGTGCCGTGAACGTCAACATCACCGGCGCTGATCAGGTGCGCGCCATGCTGCAGCGCATCGGCCCGGCGCTGGCTAACCAGGCGCTGGCTGAAACGGCGGTAAAGATCGAGGATTACATCCGCGCTGAGGCTGGCCAGCACTTAAAGACGGGGTTTATCAACGCCAGTATTTTCCAGCGTAGCGTCAGTGGCGGTTTCGAGATTGGGCACGATTTGCAGCATGCACCGCATGCAAAGTTTGTTTTGTTTGGCACCAAGCCGCATTTGATCAAGCCAAAGAAAAAGAAGATTCTGCGCTGGGCGGGCGGCGGCGCTTTCCACTTTGCCAAAGTCGTGCACCACCCCGGCAACAAGCCAGACGACTGGATAAAGCGCGCTGCCGCCATTGCCCCACAGATTTTCGCTGCCGCCGTGCAGGCGCACATTAACCAAATCAACCGGACCTAAAACCAT